AAAAAGCAGGGGTTCTGAGCAGGTGCAACGTCGTCAGCCTTGACAGGCCTTGAGTTATGGTCTACTATTCATGCAACGGCGAGAGCCGCAACCACTGCCTTCAAACAAATGACTGCTTCTGAAATCGCTTTTGTCATCAAGCAAAACGAAAAGATGATCGAAACCTTTTCCAAGCGCAACGCCCCTGGCGACGCCAAAAAGGTCCAGGAACTCCAAACCGCCAACGAACAAATCAAACTTGCTGGCCTGTTCTATTGATCACCACCGGCCCCATCGGGGGCCTTTCTTTTTACCTACTTCCCTCCGAGAGGCAAGCCATGACTGACGGCATCACCTACCACCACGAAACCCTCGCAACTTACGAAGTAGATGAGGCTTACCGTGAGCGCCTAATCGCTAAATACGAAATCGACTGCCGCCCTTCTTTTCGCGTGCATACTGCCGACTGGATTCAGGAGGCAGACAACCGTGAAGAGCTAAAGCAGCTCATCGATGACGCTGCCTTGTGCGGCCTTGATTACACACTCGAAATCCTTCCCTTCTGATGACACACGGATCAGGCAACAACGCTTCTGGTGAATGGAAGCCCGGCAGGTCAGAAAGAGCAGGAAAGTCCAGCTCTGCAATGGATGAGTTCTGGTTTGATGATCGCACCGCTAGGCGTTTTGCTCAGCGTTTAAACAGAAACGACATGTCCAGAGTCAAGCGCGAACAAAAAGGGTTCGGCTGACTTCATTGCCGGGAAGCCTGACGCCTTCGGGCTGAAAGCCATACAACACCCAGTAGAGGGGGGAAAGCAGGGGGGGTAAGTGGTCCCTATCCATCTCCCGGCACCACAATTCACATCACTGATTCATGGAAGAACAACTTAATCGGATCGCAACGACACTTGAAGGCGATGAGCCTGAGGAGTGCACGCCACTTGAGTCCATCGCTCATGCGCTTGAGTCCATTGCAGAATCTATGGACCCCACCTTCAAGGGTTTGTATTTGAAGCGCGCAGAATTTACTGACTCTCTGCTCCGAGCGCGTGGAGAGATTAAGGCGGCTCAACGCTCGCAAAATTCAAGATCGTGAACCAAGACGCCATCCACACCATCAATTCACACCATCAATCTATGCACTCCAGTCATCAAGGCATTCACTTTAAAATTGAACCGGCCCTAATCTCATCCGTTCTTGTTTGTGGCCAATGGCTAGCCGTCCAACCTGGCTCGTTTAAAATAGGTACGTGGCAAGTCACGAATGAGCTTCGCGAAGATTTCCCTAGAGACATTGTTGAAATAGGTGATTTTTACCCTGATGGGATGTCCGATCTTATCGGGGCCTCTTGGGTCGGGCCCGGCGGCTCTTGCGTGACGCTGCCACTGTCTGAAATCAAGGCTTACCGCCACTACGCATGAACCAAAACGCCATCTACCCCAGCACTGACACAAAGCTTCGCCTGCTCCAAAATGGCAATGAACTCAAGGCTTGGTTTGCTCATGACCGACGCATCGCACGGCTCTATTCCAAACGCCAAAATCTCGAACGAGCCAGACGGGTGCGTGAGGATCAGGATTGGCGAGGGCAGCACGATGGTTGAGGGCGTCGTCAGCTCTCACCACCTAGTAGAGCCGCGCATCAATCAGCTCCGCACTGCCTGGCAGCGGAAGCAGCTTGGAATTCATTAAAGATCTTTTCGGCTACTATTGCCCCAGAATGCTTGTGCTTTTGTGAGTTCTCTTGGCCAATTAAAGTCAGATCACAAAAATGCTCGCCGTCGCACTGATCGTTCGACTGGGTTGATAAAAGAATCACTCGAACGCTACGGGGCTGCACGTTCAATCGTTATCGACGAAGACAATCGCATTCTTGCGGGCAATGGCACGGTTGATGGAGCCAAGGCCGCTGGTATCAAAAATGTACGCATTATTGAAACCGATGGCACTGAAATTATCGCTGTCAAGCGCACAGGGCTAACTGAGGAAGAGAAGGTTGGCCTTGCCCTTGCCGACAACCGAACAGCAGATCTCAGCGAGTGGGACCAAGAGATGCTCCACCGCCTTTCTGAGGAGCACGATCTAGAGCCGTGGTTTAACGCAGAAGATCTTGACGAGCTGCTCAATGTCACGGAGCTAGAGCCTGAGGAGGGCAACACCGATCCCGACGACGTACCGGACACCCCCGAAGACCCCATCACCAAACCCGGCGACCTTTGGATACTTGGCAACCATCGCCTGCTCTGCGGTGATTCCACCAGCATTGATCACCTTCAAAGGCTTATGGCAGGTGAAAAAGCTGACCTCTGGATCACTGACCCTCCTTGCAACGTCGACTACGAGGGCGGGACGGGCATGAAAATCGAAAACGACAACATGGCGGATGCAGACTTCCGTCAATTCCTTCGGGATTGCTATTCGGCTGCCAACACCGCTTTACTTCCCGGCGCTGCTTTTTACATCTGGCATGCTGACTCGGAGGGTTACAACTTCCGTGGCGCTGCGGTTGACACCGGCTGGAAGGTTCGTCAGTGCCTGATCTGGCTTAAGTCATCATTAGTCATGGGCCGGCAAGACTATCAGTGGAAGCATGAACCTTGCCTTTACGGTTGGACTGAAGGCGCTGCCCACACCTGGAACTCGGACAGGAAGCAGACCACAGTTCTGGAGTTCGACAAGCCAAGGAAGAATGACCAGCACCCCACTATGAAACCGGTTGATCTTTTTCGATATCAGATCAACAACTCCACCAAACGCAACGCTTTGGTGCTTGATTCCTTTGGCGGCTCCGGCACGACGATCATTGCCTGCGAGCAGATTCAGCGGAACGCCCGATTGATGGAACTCGACCCCGCCTACTGCGATGTCATCGTCAAGCGTTGGGAGGACTTCACCGGCAACACCGCCATCTGTGAACCTTCTGCGTCACACTTTGATCAGAGCCAGCTGGAGGACTGATGGGCAAAAAGTCCACCAAAATTGAAATGGACATGCGGATCAACCGCGTCGCACGCCTTTTGGCAAACGGCGCTGTCCGCTCTGAGATCCTTCAGTACGCAGCGAAAGAGTGGGAGGCTTCAGACCGCACTGCTGACACGTATATCGCCCGTGCGCGGGAGCTTATCCGGGCTGACTGGGAAACGGATCGCCTGACTTTTACTGCAGAGATTCTTGCCCAGCTAGCAACGCTGCAAAAAGAGGCCAGAAAACAGAACAACCTCGGCGCTGCTTTGGGCTGCATCAAGACCGCCGCGCAGATTGCCCAGGTGCTCCAGTGAACGGAATCCTTGGCCACATTGCCGAGGGCTCTGTGCTGCAACGGATTGGTGAAGCCAACACGGCGTTTGATGTTCAGCGCTTGCTGGATCGCATTCGCGCCGACCTGCACCCGGGACAGCTGGCTTTTGTTGATGATCAAACGACAGAGATTATTGGGCTCTCAGCGGGCTACGGGGCCGGAAAGACGCGTAGCCTCGCGGCAAAGGCTGTTGTCCTATCTGCCCTAAACCAAGGCTTTACAGGCTGCGTAATGGAGCCTACGGGCCCATTAATCCGAGATATTTGGCAGGCGGATTTTGAACAGTTCCTTGAGCACTATGAGATCCCTTATACGTTCCGCGCCTCGCCATTGCCTGAATACGTTTTGCACTTTCCTGGCGGTGACAGCAAGCTGCTGTGCCGATCGTTCGAGAACTATTCCAGAATTATTGGCTTGAACTTGGCCTGGGTCTTGGCAGACGAGATTGACACGGTCACTCCGTCCATTGCCCAGAAAGCATTCCCTAAAATCCTTGGCCGTCTTCGCTCTGGCAATGTCCGGCAGTTTGGCGCAGCTTCAACGCCTGAAGGCTTTCGTTGGATGTGGAACACGTTCGGCACAGAGGAGGCGCAGCAGCGCAAAGATCGAAAGCTGATTAGGATGCGCTCGGCAGACAATCCACATCTGCCCCAAGACTTCATCGAGCGACTGAAGGCCAACTACGACCCAAGCCTGCTGCAGGCTTACTTAGAAGGCCAATTCTGCAACCTCACAACCGGCCAGGTCTATGACCGTTTCGACCGGGGAAAGCACGTCATAACCGACATTCCGAACGTAAGCCGCGAACCTTTACGCGTCGGCTGCGACTTCAACGTCGGCAATTCAAACGCAGTTATCGGTGTTCGTCTTGGAGAAAAACTTCTCCTGATCGACGAGATCAGTGGCGCACATGACACCGACGCCATGGCCCAAGAAATACAACGCCGAGCTGATGGACGCCCGGTTTATATCTACCCTGACGCATCAGGCGGAAACAGAAGCACGAATGCCTCGCGCACTGACATCAACATTCTCGAATCCTATGGATTCAGCAACCAATCCCCAAAGGCAAATCCTCCCGTCCGTGATCGGGTGGCTTCTGTTCAAGCTTTGTTGGAGAATGGGAAAGGCGAGGTCCGGTTGCAGGTAGCGGCGCACTGCAAGCGGACGATTGAATGCCTAGAGCTGCAGAGCTACACGGACAAAGGGGAGCCGGACAAGGATGCGGGCTACGATCACATGAACGACGCGCTTGGTTACCTTGTTTACCGCGACTTCTCGATGCTGAATGCCCGCGCTGGACGGGGCACAGGGATCAGGCTATATTGATGCCGTGAGCTTGGAGTGCCGGCGTGTCCGGTCCAGGGGATCGCGTCAGTGAAGTCGGGAACCCACCACACTGCGCTGGGCCGAGGGATCTGACAAAACATAGAGAGGAGGGCTGGTGAAAACCGTCCTCCTTTCTTGTGTCTGCAGGTCTTTCGATTAACATCAGACCATCGGGCGGGCTCAGGTTGTGTATTCAGGTTTTTCAGGTAGGCAGCGTGTTGGCAATGTCACCACTGTTGAAAGCCCCAACACGGCCTATGTCAACATGGAGCCGCATTGGCTTCTGATTGAAGCTCTGCTGCAAGGCACTTACGGCATCAGAAAAGGCCACAGAAAATATCTGCCACAAGAACCGCGAGAGCTAGACGAGGCTTATGACAACAGGCTCATGCGTTCAACGCTTGCGCCGTATTACGTCAGGCTGGAGCGCATGTTGGCGGGCATGTTGACTCGCAAACCTGTGCGTCTTGAGGATGTCAGCGATGTTGTCACTGAGCAGCTTTTTGACGTTGATCTTCAGGGCAACGATCTAAACGTCTGGACCTACGAAACAGCCCGCAAGTGCATTCGCTATGGGCACGTTGGTGTCTTGGTTGATGCGCCTAAGGCTGGCGAAAATGGCCGCCCGTATTGGACGCAATACACACCGCGAGACATTCTTGGATGGCGTTCTGAAGTAGCCAACGGATCACAACAACTGACGATGGTCCGGTTGATGGAAAAGGTCACCGTTCCCGATGGTTTGTATGGCGAAAAACAAGTAGAGCAGGTGCGCGTGCTGACACCAGGCGCTTTTGAGATTCACCAAAAAGACAAGAAAGGTGACTTTGTGCTTGTCGACGAAGGCAGCACTAGCCTTAGTGAGATCCCGTTCAGTGTTGCCTATTCCAACCGCGTTGGTGTTCTTGAGTCGCGGCCACCACTGGCTGATATTGCAGAGTTGAACCTGAAGGCGTACCAAGTACAAAGCGACCTCGACAATCAACTGCATATCAGCGCGGTTCCGATGCTCGCCATTTACGGCTTCCCGCAGTCGGCAGAAGAGATCAGCGCAGGCCCCGGCGAAGCAATGGCTTTACCTGAAGCAGCGCGTGCTGAATACATCGAGCCATCAGGCAACAGCTACAACGCACAGTTTCAGCGTCTTGACCAGATCGCTCAGCAGATCAACGAACTGGGTCTTGCTGCAGTGCTTGGGCAAAAGCTCTCAGCCGAGACAGCCGAGGCCAAGCGCATCGACCGCAGCCAAGGCGACAGCACCATGATGGTGATTGCCCAGCAGATGCAAGACCTGATCGACAACTGCCTGACGTTCCATGCGCAATACATGCAGCAATCGCAGGCCGGCAGCAGTTTTATCAATCGTGATTTCTTGGCCACACGCCTAGAGCCGCAGGAGATCCAGGCACTGCTGCAGCTTTATACGGCAGGAACCATCACTCAGGAAACTCTGCTCAACCAACTGTCTGCCGGCGAAGTGCTGGGCGATGAGTTCGACGTTGAAGAGGAAGTTGAGGCCACGCAGGCCGGGGGATTAATTGAAATGGATAAGCCTGAGCCTGAGGTCGAGACTGAAGGCACAATGCCGGAAGAGCAACCCACAGAAGCTGATTGATGTTTTGGAATCGCAAGAGCAAGCAAGGCCCTGAACGCCGTCAGCTACTGCATTACGTGAGGCAGGACCCAGGCAGCAATTTATTTGCGCTTATTCGGTTGACTTGGTTTTTGGAGGGAAGAGCTGTCAGCGTGACGGAAACTACGATTTCAGATAGCAATGACGACTTGATTCCAGAGTTCGCGGAGATCGTAGGGGAAGCCTTGAGAGGTGGTGCGGATGTTTCGATTGTTTGCGATCGGTCGGCAGAGTCGTTGGGGATTAAGGAAACATGAGTACACCGTCCGAGCTTTACAGAAATGCGATTGACCTCAATCGATTTAGCAACAGCGTTGCCAAGCGAATTGCTATTACATACAACGATCTTATTTTGGATTCTGTCGACAAGCTTCGTGGGATTGATGAGCTTGCAGCGCCTGCGAAAGCTGCACGGCTTAGGGCGATTCTTGCGCAACTGAAAGAGTCGCTTGAAGGATGGGCTGGGACTAGCACGCTTGCGACTGTGGAGGATCTGCAGGGGTTGGCTCAATTGCAGAGCGAGTTTGTCGCAAACGAGCTGCGGCGTGCTTTGCCAATTGAGTTGCGTGATCAGATCCGCAGCGTGCAGATCAGCCCGCAGTTTGCGCGGTCAGTGGCAACGGTAGACCCAACAGCGATTAACGTGGTGTCGCTTAGTGATGACTTGCAGGCTGCTGTTGCAGGTGCGCCACAGACGTTCCAGCTGACGGCTGCGCAGGGCACGACAATCACGCTGCCAAACGGCAAGGTGCTGGAAAAGTCATTTCGAGGCTTAGCCGAATCACAGGCTGATCTATTCGCAAAGACTGTGCGGAATGGGTTGCTGACTGGCGAGCCAACTGATCAGATTGCACGGCAGCTAAAGGGTCGCCTTCGTTTTGGGCAGCCTGGAAGCTTGCGCCAAATGGCTCAAGCTGGCGGGCAAGTCACGACTGCGGCAAACCACCAAGTGATGGCGATGATTCGCACAAGCATCAATCAGGTAGCAAACGAAACCAGCCAGCAGGTTTACAAAGCCAACCAAGATGTGACAAGGCGTTACCGCTACGTCGCGACGCTGGACAACAGGACCTCGCCCATTTGTCGTTCCTTGGATGGGCAAGAGTTTGACTACGGCAAAGGGCCAACGCCTCCGCAGCACTTCAACTGCCGGTCGACCACTGTTCCGGTTATTGATTACAAAGGGTTGGGCATTGAGCCGCCACCGGCTAGCGAGTTGCGGCGGCCTAATACTGCTTTCGGCCCGTCCCGTGCAAGGCGTGGCGATACCGTGCCGAGCAATCAGACTTACGGCGAATGGCTAGACAAGCAGCCGAAGGGAGTCAAAGCGGATGTTCTGGGAGCGTCAAAAGTTCCGTACTTCAACCGACTGACTGAAAAGTACGGCCCGACAGATGCCATTCGTAAGTTTGTGGCCCGCGACGGTTCAGAGCTAACATTGGAACAACTCAAGCGTCGCTATCCCTTATGACTCTTCCTGCAAAGTACCAGTTCAAGGCGCAAGGCGCTGAGGCCAAGCCCAAAGCGACGGCCAAGAAAAAGCCTGCTAAGAAAGAAACGCCTTCAGAGGTTGGTTAATGCCTAAAGGCCCTGCTACCTACGGCTCAAAGGTAGGCCGTCCGCCCAAAAAGAAAAAGAAAGGAGGCAAGAAGAAGACATCTGCCACATATTGAGCAGACAAAGTAAAGTGGTCTTGAAATGTAGCCTGTGGCTAATTCATGTCCGAAGATCAAACGATCCCTGTGGGGTCACCTGATAATTCCAGCGAACTCAAGGCGGAACTCGACGCAATGAGGCGCAAGAACGCTGAGTTGCTTGACGAGTACAAAAAGATTTCCACGCAAATCAAGAACGTTCCTGATGGCGTCGACATTCAGGAGCTTATTGAGTTCAAGCACAAAGCTGAGCAAAGCAAGCTCGAATCAGAGGGCAAGTATGCGGAAGCGCGACAAGCTCTGGAGCAGCAGTTCCGTCAGGCGGCGGAAGAAAAGGACAAGCGCATCGCGGATCTAGAGGCACAAGTCCGCGAGCTGGAGTTGATTACGCCTGCCAACACTGCGTTGGCCGACGTGGTGCATGACCCAAGCATTGTGTTTAAGGCGCAGCTCTTGAATCCCAATCAGATTGAACGGGAAGCTGACGGAACTGTTGTTGTCGTTAATGGCTACGAGCGCAAACCGATTAGCGAGTGGGCAAAAACTCTGCCTGGCTACATGCAGAAAGCGCCAAGGCCACAAGGCAGCGGAGCGCCGGCAGGACGCAGTGCCGGAGGGGACGTTCCGCCCGGCATAAAGAATCCATTTACTAAGGAGGCCTACAACCTCACAGAGCAATCACGACTGTTCAGAACAGATCGGGATATGTATGAAAGGTTGAAAGCTGCGGCTAACCGTTAGTATGAAAGACAAGCAAGGCTGTGCTGCGCTTAATAGGGCTGTGCCCACACCGTAAACATCTTTTTTGAGGATCTGTCATGGCGACTCTTCGCTCTGACATCATCATCCCTGAGGTATTTACGCCTTACGTTATTGAGCAAACTACTCAGCGTGATGCCTTCCTGGCTAGCGGTGTGGTGCAGCCAATGGCGGAGCTAAATGCTGCAGAGGATGGTGGTGATTTTGTTCAAGTGCCTTTTTACAAGGCCAACCTGTCAGGCGACTTCGAGCGTCTGACGGATAGCTCATCGCTGACTCCTGGCAAAATCAGTGCAGACAAGCAGGTTGCTGCTGTCCTGCACCGTGGCCGTGCTTTTGAGTCCCGTGATCTGGCCGCTCTGGCCGCCGGTTCCGACCCAATGGCCGCAATCGGCAACAAGATTGCTGATTACATCGCCAACCAGCGACAGAAAGACCTTCTGTCTTGCCTGAAGGGCATCTTTGGTGATGTAGGCGATACCAGCTCTGCTTCTTTCGCGGCTTTGGCCGTTGATGGCGAGTCTGGCGACACCCCAACTCAACTGACTGCTCGTCAGATTGTCGAAGGTCAGTCCCTGCTAGGCGACCAAGGCGAGAAGCTGGCTGCAATCTGCGTTCATCCCAAGGTCTTCTATGACCTGAAGGAACGCCGTGCGCTTGACATGATCTATGACGATGCAGGTCAACCTGACACCGCCGCAGCTCAAGGTTCGCTGGCTAACGCCTTTGGCAACGTTGCTGTTCCCACCTTTATGGGAATGCGCGTGATCGTGTCTGCTGATGTGCAGACCGCTGGCTCTGGTGCTTCCACCGAATATGCCAGCTACATGTTCACCCAAGGTGCCGTTGGCTCCGGTGAGCAGCTCGGACTACAAACCGAGACCGACCGTGACATCCTCGCCAAGAGCGATGCGATGTCCATCGATCTGCACTATGTGTATCACC